CATAGGGGTGCTAGAATCGGGACAAACTAGGACAGTTTTGTAACAATTTTGTAAACTACGTCCGCTGGCGGCTGTTTTTTGCACACTATATATAGTGGGGAACAAAGTTCCCCGCTAGCTAGCTACCGACCCCTTAAGGGTCGGTGCTTGCTGCTAAGCTAGGTACCGCCTTGAGGGCGGTGGCTAGCTGGCTGGTGGGCCCCTTGCGGGGCCCTGCTAGTGGGCTTGTAGGTACCCTTACTTGTGCCTTAGTGAATACCCTTAGTTTTTGGCTGGGAGGTCGCGTGGCTGGTAGGGGTAAGAAACAGTCTGCTTTTAGTGCTCAGCAGAAGGGTGCGCTTCGGCGTTCTCGGCCTGTGGATGAGACTAAGCGGCTGATTCTCGAGCAGATTTTTGCTGGTCATACGGTAGTGAAGGCGTGTGAGATCGCCGGTCGTTCGATGGCCACGTATGAGTCGTATCGGCGGTCGGACCCGGAGTTCCGGGCCGCTGTGGATAGGATTCGCCAGGAAAGGCTGGAGTCCCACCGCAATCCGGACCAGGCGGAGTTTCCGAGCTTTGAGGAGTTTTCGGAGCGGTACCTGGGTGCGAAGGTGTTCGACCATATGGTGAATGTGGTGGACATGATTGAGGGTCGTGACCCGCGTTGGACGCACCCGGCGATGGTGCTGGAGCGCAATGAGCCGGATCTGGTGATGGTGAATGTGCCCCCGGAGCATGCGAAGTCCACGACGATCACGATGAATTATGTGACATATCGTATCGCCAGGGACCCGAACATTCGGGTTATGGTGGTGTCCAAGACCGCCGAAATGGCCCGCAAGTTTTTGTATGGCATTAAGACCCGCCTGACGCATTCGTCGTATTCTGAGTTCCATGTGAAGTATGGTCCTCCTGGCGGGTATGCTGATGGCGCTGAGTCGTGGTCGCAGGATAAGATCTATGTGTCAGGTGAGGTGCGGGATTCCGGTGAGAAGGACCCCACAGTACAGGCGTTGGGTATTCGCGGGCATATTTACGGTGCCCGTGCTGATCTTATCATCCTTGATGACTGTGTGGACTTAACGAACGCTCACGAGTTCGAGAAGCAGATTGAGTGGATTCAGTCTGAGGTTGTGTCTCGTATTTCGGCGTCCGGTACGCTGCTGGTGGTGGGTACGCGCTTGGCGACCCGTGACCTGTATTTGGAGCTTCGTGACCCGAAGCGTTACCCGGATGAGCGGTCCCCGTGGTCGTATCTGGCGATGCCGGCTGTGCTGGAGTTCGCAGACAAGCCCGAGGATTGGGTGACGCTGTGGCCAAAGAGCAATATCCCCGAGGCTGGGGATCGTAATGCTGAGCCTGATGCTGATGGTTTGTTCCCTAAGTGGGATGGTACGCGACTGGCGAAGAAGCGTGGCAGGATGCAGCCTCGTACGTGGGCCATGGTCTACATGCAGGAGCAAGTGTCCAGTGAGGCTATCTTCACCCCGGAGTCCGTGAAGGCTGCTATTAACGGGGCGCGTTATCCCGGTAAGATACCAAAAGGTATTCCTGGGTGCCGGCCTGCTGGCATGGATGGTTTGATTATTGTCGCCGGATTGGACCCCGCCACGTCAGGGTATACGTCCTCGGTGGTTGTGGGATTAGACCCGCGCAGTCAGAAACGTTACGTGCTTGAGATCTTCAATAAGCCTAACGTGAAGCCTGACGAAATGCGTTCTATGATTATGGAGCTCACAGAGAAGTACGGTATTTCCGAGTGGCGCATCGAAAAGAATGGTTTCCAGGGCTTCTTGGTGCATGATCGTGAGATCAATACGTACTGCACGTCGCGTGGAACGGTGATTAAGCCGCACTACACTGGCCAGAATAAGCATGACGCCGATTTCGGTGTCGCGTCCATGACGAGTTTGTTCGCTCAGTGGGAGGAAGGTAACCAGCTTATCGAGCTTCCGGCTACTCACAACAGTGAGGCTGCGAAGTCTATGGTGGAACAGTTGGTTACCTGGGCACCTGACTTGAAGAAGGGTGCGGGTAAGACCGATATCGTTATGGCCCTGTGGTTTGCAGAGTTAGCATGCCGCGACAGAGTAATGATGATGGCTAACTACACTCGCTCCCATGCGAAGAATCCGTTCTTAACGCCGTGGGATCGGCACAACCAACAGGTTGTTGACCTTATTGACATGGAAGCTCAGAGGGCTTGGTCGCCCATTGGGGCGTAGGAGGTAACTTGTCTGACATTGATAAGGCAAGTGTGATGTTTGGTGAGGGTGGAGTTAGCTACGGCGGCTCATCCTACCGGCAAATTAAAGACTTATACCGTCGAACCAAGACTCGCTTCGCTGACCGAGATCAGCGTATGCAGGACGTGCTCGCTGTCCGCCAGGGTCGCATGCGTGACGTGTACCCCGAATTATTCCCTGAGGGTCCGTTCGACCAGGGCATTGTGGCGAACATGGTGGATGTTGCTGCTCGTGACTTGTCTGAAGTCCTTGCGCCGCTGCCTAGTTTAAACTGTTCGTCATCGAAGATGACTTCTGACACCGCTCGCGAGTTTAGTGACAAGCGCACAAAGATCGTAAACGGCTACGTTGACTTTTCCGATCTGCAAAAGCAGATGTATACGGCCACCGACCGCTACTTCACCTACGGTTTCGTGCCGGCTATGGTCGAAGTTGACATGAACATGATGATGCCGCGCATCAAGTTTATGGATTCGATTGGCTCCTACCCGGTATTTGATCGCTGGGGAAACATTCAAGCGGCTTTCTTTGCTTTCTTTAAGACTCGCGACGAGCTTATCTCCATGTACCCGCAGTTCGAGTCACAGATCGGCAGGCCTGGATCGGGCAACGATCTTGTTGAGGTTGTGCGGTATCACGATAAGCACGTTGACATGCTATATCTGGCGAATGATCGCGCAGATATTGTACTCGAATCGGTGAAGAATCCGGTTGGTGAGTGCATGGTTGTGTGGACTCAACGCCCTGGTGTTGATGATGATTCACACGGACAGTTCGATGATGTTCTTGCGGTGCAAGTCGCTAAAGCCCGTTTCGCACTATTAAGCCTTGAGGCGGCACAGAAGAGCGTACAAGCACCCATTGTCCTGCCGCCAGATGCGCAGGAGCTTGCCCTCGGCCCCGACAGTGTGATCCGCACTGCTAACGGTGAGCGTGTGCGCCGCGTACCCATTGAGGTACCAACGGCGGCATTCACCCAGCAAGGTGTTTTGGATCAAGAGTTGCGTCAGGGTTCTCGTTACCCGAACGCTCGCACAGGCGAAATTGACTCCAGCGTGGTGACGGGCCGAGGTGTCCAGGCTCTCATGTCTGGGTTTGATACACAGATCCGCACAGGCCAAGCGATGTTTGCGCGCAGCCTTCGTGACGCGATCATGTTGTGTTTCAAAGTGGATGAAATGCTGTTCCCTGAAGAAACAAAAACTATTCGGGGTAACGCTGACGGAACACCATACGAGATCAAGTATCGCCCAAGCCGTGACATTAAGGGCGATCACACGGTTGACGTTCAATACGGCCTTATGGCCGGCTTGGACCCGAACCGTGCTCTCGTGTTTGGTTTGCAGGCTCGCGGTGACCGGCTAATTAGCCGAGACTTTTTGCGCCGTCAGATGCCGTTTGCTCTTGATCCAACCGAAGAAGAGCAAATGATTGACATTGAAGAAATGCGCGACGCGCTGAAGCAAGCTGTTGCTGGCTATGCTCAAGCCATTCCGGCGCTGGCTCAGAATGGCCAAGATCCGGGTGAAGTTTTGTCGCGCCTTTCCGAGATCATCCTTGGGCGACAGCGAGGCAGGCCAATCGAAGAGATTGTCTCCGAGGCCTTTGAGCCTGAGGAGCAAATGGCACCACCGGGGGTTGAGCCCGGAGGTGAGGAGGCCGCAGGGATGGGTGGCGCCCCTGGCGAGGCTCCCCCTGGTGGTGGCCTACCTGGAGTAAATGAAGCAACTGGTTTGATGCCAGGTGTTGCTCCAGGACAGGCTGGAATGGGAGCCGGTGGTCGGCCTGACCTACAGACTCTCATGGCATCGCTTGGAGCTGGCGGCGAACCTAACTTAACCGCTGGCGTTACTCGTCGTCTACCCGTATAAGGAATAGTTATGTGTATTTCGTGTGGCTGCTGGATGGACACTACTCAGAAGATGGGTGGGGACGGTAATCATCCTGAGAACTCTAGCGTTATGCCGAATGTGAAGACGACGGTTTCTCCGTTGGCTCAGCCGTTGGGGCGTAAGTACAGTGAAGAAAAAGACTAATCAACCTTTGGCGGCTGCGAAGATGGCTGGTGCTAAGAAGGCTGCCCGGAAGGCATTCTGGGATAAGCCGAACCCTAAGAAAAGATCAAAGCCTTTGACGGCTAGTGAGAAGGCTGCGGCTAAGGCTCGCGCTAAGAAGGCTGGTCGGCCTTACCCGAATCTGGTGGATAACGCTGCGGTTCGAAGGAAAAAGAAGTGAAGCCTAAGTCTAAGGCTGGCAAGGCTAAGAAAGTTGCTACGGTTATGGGTGAGTATAAGCGTGGCACTTTGAAGTCTGGTCGAAACGGTAAGCCTGTCAAAAAGCGTAGCCAAGCGGTCGCTATTGCGATGAGTGAGGCTGGCATGAAGAAGCGGAAGAAGAAATAATGCCTGCTAAGAAGCCTGTTAAGAAAGCGACTC